TGTTACAGGATAATACTTGTTAAGGTCTAAATAATCGTTAATCATTATTGAAGAGTCTTTTTCCTCGTCACCCGACATATTACGATATTTCTTTAAATTGTCAATTAACATATCTTTGTCAATACCATTGTGGTTAGTTACTATCATATTATATATAGCATCACGTAATACTGATGGTGTGTGACCTCTTGCGGTTATTATTGAGAAAATTGAACCACCGTTTATTGCTTCAACAAAATCGTTCCATGAAGGACCTGGTTTTGCCATCATTGAATCAATTATAAATGCTTTATCTCCCTTTACACCGAAGTTTCTGTATGGGTCATCTGCATATCCCACAACCATTTCACCTTTATATTCGAAAGGTTCTTTACCTATGAACCCTCGATAATCTGCAAAATCCTCGGTAGACATACCTATTTCTTTACCTTCATCAGACATAACAATAATCTGAGTTGGCATTGTAGCGATATTGTCGTCCCAATCAAAAGCATAGTATTTTAAATCAGGATTACCCTCAGGGTCAAACCCTTCACGTAATTGTTTTTCGTGATAAAACTCTCTAATAATCCTTTTTATACTCATTACTTCTTATCTTTATTAGTATTAAGTTTTTCAATTAATCTTTCTAACTGATTCTCAGAAATTACAATATTTTGAGGTTTTTCAGAGAAAGACTTAGTTCCGTTAGCTTTAATAGATAACGCTTCGTTAAGTGCTTTTTTCTTAAATTCCATTTCCTTTTTTTTATTTAAACGTTTAATAGGCTAAGAGGAGGGAATTAACCCTCCTCAATATAATAAATAGTCAGATATTAAATATCTTCGAAAGAAGCTCCTGTAGGTGTAATCAAGAATTCAATATCGATGAATTCAAGTGCTCTTGTTGGTTTCAGATAAATTTTACCTGTTAACGTGTTTGAGTCTAAATCTTCAGGAGTTCCAGAAACTGTCACTCTAAAGTCAATTAAACCTCTATCTCTTCTAATACTGTCTAAGATTGGATTAACTGAATCTAAGAATTCTTGTCTTACTTGTTCGTCATTTTGTTCGAACAATAACCTAACAGCTACTGCCGAAATTAATTTACGTGCTTGTAATAACAATCTTCTAACGTTTATTCTGTCAAGTGCAGATTCTTTAATCTGTGTAGTTTTATTACCCCATATAACAGTACCTACATCTGAGAAGGTTGCGATTGGGTTTAATCTTCCTACATATAAAGTGTCTCTATCTTCTTGCGTTAACTTCTTACGTGCTTTAACCGAATTAACTAAACCTCTTGTGTAACCCGCTGATGCGAACCAAGGGAAAGCTATATTATCTGTTAAAGCTAAGTTTCTAACAACTTCACCTGTTGGTGGAAGATAAATTTGTGTATTATTTACCGAATCTCTTGTTAATATCCATGGATAGTAAGTTGCGGTGTAGTTAGAATCAATTCCTGTGTCTTCTAAATTATCTACCGCCTCTTCAGGATAAATGAAATTAGTGTCGAAATCACCTAATGTTGGTGTAAACATTTGATAATCAGGTGTAGTACAGATATAGATTGAATCCGCTCTGTCTTGTTCTACCATATCAATTGCTGACTCAACAAGATTAGAATTATTAACATAATCAATACCTGGTGTTGTGAATACATTTATATTAACCGCTTCAGGGTTATTAAATGTATACTGACCCCATAGGTATGCGTAATAATCAGTATTTGCCCAAGTTAATTGGTCAGGACCTGTGATTTGTTTAAACGCTCCCCATCCTGTTGCGGTTGGGTAAGTTATAGAAGGTGCTGCACCTGCTCTAAATCCTGCTGCTCCTAATTGGTATCTGTCACCATTAGTTCTATATTCTCTATAGATATCCCATCCGTCAAAACCTCCTGACGGTACTACAGTGAACTTACGAGAGTTTAGTCTATAATAAGGACTACTTTCATCAGGTTCCGAATCGAAACTTGCGTTACCCACTTCAAATGCAGTTTCACCTGAAGTTACATAATTAGATGAAATTAAAATAACCGTTGCTCCTGAATCCATATGGTAACCTTTAGTAAGGTAAGCCCATGGTTGTGAATCAGTAGCAGTTGCTAAATTGGTAGGATTTTGTTTTCCTTTATAAGATAAGAAGTCTGCGTCAATACCAGCGGTATTAGAAACACCTAAGAATGTTCTTCTTACTTTATCACCCGAACTTCTTGTTTCATTATCAGTTCCCGTAGCCGCTCCGAATGGTGGATTCCATATAACCTCACCTGGTGTGTCGTATTTAGTTTTATACTCTAAGAATGGTGATTTAACTCCTGAATATTGTCTAGTTTGATAACCTTTAAATCCACAAGGTAGTGAACCTATAGGTGCATCTTCATTCATTTCTAACATTATAAATCTTGACCTCAATTCAAAGTCTCCGTTCGATGTACCAATTTTCTTAGCAACAAAACTATTTTGATTCGGGTCCATAGTACAGTTAGTGAATTTTTCTAATACTACTGGATTTGCGTCAGTATCAAAGAAGTCACGAACAACAACATCAAACGTTCCATTGTTAAATGAAATATTCATTATTGATATTTTAACCTCTAAGTTTGCTGAATTACCATCAGATATAGTTAAGAACTTAAACATATCATAAACTTTGTTACCTCTAAGTTCGGAAACTAAATATGGTGTTTCAGGTGTTTGGTACCTATCTAAATACCAACCGATACTTGTATTAGAACCTAAGTCTTGTCTTGCACTTGGTAATGCCGTTAATGAACAATCAAGACCTCTCACCCTACCAAGTCTATAACCTGTGTTTAGTAAGTTATAATATTCTTCTTCTAAGAATAATGGAACTTCAGATTTAGGTTTTGCAAAGTTAGATTTACCAAATACTTTTGATATGTAATTTGAATTTGCAATGTTAAATGAAGTTGTAAAATTAAATGTATCATTGTCTGCTGTAAGACCACTTATCGCAAATGTTGCAAAAGGATTAGTGGATATCGCAGAATACGCTCCTGTACAATCTATCATCACGTCAGTTAAACCTGATACCTCATAAACTGGACCATCATCCGTTGTGTATGTATCAATACCTCTTGAACGTAAGGTACCAACAACTACATCGTGATAATCAGAATAAGGAGTACCACTATAATCAGTAATGTAAACCTGAGCGGTACCACTAAAGTTTAGACCTCCTGTGTTAACTAATGTTGTTACACCAAATCCAAAACCTGTACCGTCATAAACACCACCACTAGCAGTGAATAATGCGTAATACCAAGGGTCGTTAACTGAAGAGTCTAAGTCACAATTTTCAAATTGTACACTATCAACTCCAAATACATTTGTATTACCTGTATAATTAGGTGTTGACCCTGTTATTATACTATTATATGTAGAAGCACTTACCGCTCCCCAAAAATATGATGTCTGACCTGATGAAGCTGAGTTAACAATTTCTTGATATAAATATTGTTCAATATCACCTGAAATAGTGGACTCACCACCTGTATATGTTTCATAAGGATGATTTATCACACCTGAAATGTTAGCGGGTAATGCACCGTAGTTACTAACAACAACACTTGTAGATGTTCCTGAAATACCTGAGAACTCAAGTGTAATTGCACCTTGTATACCTGTTACGGTTGTCCCTGTGCTATCTAAGTTACCGATAGTTTTTATTGACCATGAAGGTCCTGCGTCATACCCCGATAAACCAAGTACTCTAGTCACAAACAATTGATTTGATTGTTGTAGATATGATTTAGCGATATACGCTGCTTCATACTTAGGTATCTGAGTATTCACAAATTTAGTTGGATTTGTACCACCGAAATAGGATTGGAACTCGTCAAAGTTAGTGATGAAAATCGGCTCGAATGCTGGTCCCGAAATTGTTTCACCCACTAAACCAAGAGTAGTTACACCTACACTTTGTGCTACAAAACTTAAATCTCTTTCTGATGTGTAAACACCCGGAGATACGAATACTTTGTTAGATGTCGCCATGTTTAAATTTTTTCTTAAGTTTTATTTATAGATAAATATTAGTAAAAAGATGAAAAAACTATTAAGTAAAGACTATATTTATAAAGAGTAGGAAAAAGTTCTACCTTTTTTCTACCTTTTAAAAAAACACCGATGAGTAAAATAAAAAACATAAAAATTTCACCTGAGTCACACGAACTACTAAAAAGTTACTGTGAAAAACACGGATTTAAAATATATAAGTTCTTAGAAAAACTAATAGAGGAAAATTGTAAAGAAGTTAGGGATATATACGGAGAATAATTAAAGTAGTCTCGCTTTAGCTTTTAAAACTGAAGACTTAGTGTTATCATTTTTTATAACATCAATTTTAATTAAGTCATTAGTAGATACCTTTATAGTTGTAACATCATCCCCTATATAATTACCATTTATATAGACGGAATAACTGTCAACATTAGTTGACTCTAATATTGTTAAATCAACTTGATATCTATAAGTTTCACTTAATGATGTTATTCCACTTGTAAATAAAATATCTAAATCAAAGTTTTTAGGGTTAGACGGATATTTTTCCGCTCTCTTACTTTTATTAAATGTTTCAACTTCAAAAACGGTTGAGGTTCTTGATATTGCTGGTGACACTTCAAACTCTTCCTCATCTAATAAAAATCCCATCATTAAAAATTCATAATTTTGAACATAGTATTTTCTTTTCTCCAATTCTAATACGGATTCATCAGAAGAAGAGTTTAGAATTAAAGGAATATAATGTCCTTTAATTTCAGTATAAGCCTGTCTTGAAGAAAAAGTTTGTAATACCTTTTTATTAAAATCATTTAATTGTCTCATCTTATTACAAAAGATTTTAACGTTATAAGTAATATCTACAGGAACAGGTTGAGGTATTTTGTAAATGTCCATACCCTTTCTTTGTCCGTCCCAAGTAGGTACTTTGGCATAATAAAATTGTTTTCTATTTGGTATTGTATACTGTAATGATGGATTAGTTCCAAACTTTACATCAGGGTTTCTTACTGTCGCAACAAAAGGGGGTTTTATATTTTTATCTAAATCTTGAAAATTCCAAGTCTCAGTAAATTGAGCCCAATTCTGTGTTGTAATAATTAAATCGACTGTGTTAATTTTTTTACCACTAACTGAAATACCTAAATCTTCTTTTACAAAATCTAACATACCTCTATCTAAATCTGCATGTAATATAGATTTAGGTAAATATGTTCCGTCCTCTTGAATTTGTTCAAGAAGTTCTTCTCTCCTTTGTAGTAAAATTTTATCAGGAGTTAAGGGTAAATGTTTTTTTACGTTCTTAGGTAGTGCCATTATTTTTTTGTTTCACTAATAAAAAAGACTTTATCTTTTGAGTTAATCATCTCAACTTCATTTGCATTAAATATAGGTTCTTCACTATCTTTTCTTACAAATGAATCATATTTGTAAGGATTGTAAGTTATAATTTTATCGTTTGGTGGTTCAGGTAAATTTTCACAAGGGTAAGTACAATAATCTAAAAGAGTACCAATGACAAATGCGTGAACATTTTTTCTCATTTCATCTCTAACTCTTTCTTTACCACCTTGTCTTACTCTAAATTCAACATCACTCAACTTAACGTAATCGGCATATATAACAATCTTATTCTTATAAGAAACTGAAAAAGTGTGTTTGTGTAAGTTATAGTAAACCATAACTTTTTTACCTATATAATTAATTTCTTCATTATCATTACCACATTCATGACATACGTAAGGGTCATCACCACCTTTACTTAGTTCCCATGACCACCCACAATCATCACAAACGACTTTTTCTCCAACGACCTCCTCACATAAATGAGACATCCTATTTTTAATAAAATTTATTTCGTTAATTAATTTTTTCATATTCCTCTAAATTCTCCATCATTTACAGGTGCGGCTATAATACTCCTATAAAATGGTTTATACCCACCATAAGTATGTTTATTATCACTCACAACACGACCATCATTAACTACTGAGTAATACCTTACCCTATCTTCAGTTTCGTAGTAACCAATGTAATCTCCATAATCTATGTCAATCTGTAGTTCATCTAAAGTATCTTGATATACACCAACTTTTAAATTACCTGGCTCCATCTGTGATAAATTAGAATTAGCATAATTTTGATTGTCAGGTGTTTCAATAGTAACATAACCCCTGAATTCTACAGGAGGTAAGAATTGAATTCCGTCTTCTTCTGTCTCACCATAAACATCATCAGTTTTAGTTTTTTGTCTATCAACTCGATATAATACTAATGTAAAATTCATATCGCCTTCAAGCCATTCTCGACCCATATTTTGTTCTAAACCAAAATCTTCGGACCCAAAAAACTTCTCTAATCTCGTTATAGGTATCTTTCTGTTACTCATATATTGATAAATACTTAGTTTATTGTTATATTATAAATATTTCGTTATGGAAAGTAAGAAAGATAAGTTATCAAAAATACCCGAAGTTAGAGCGCAACGTATTTTAGAAGAATACGATGGGTTTAACAATTATATTATATCCATACAAAAAAAATTAAAAGAACAAAAACACTTTAAACTAACAAGGGCACAGGCGGACTATATTAACACTTATCACGGTAGGGTACCTAAGATAGCAAGAAAATGGGTTGATTTAGATAGTTATTTTGGTAAAAAAATGATGGAAGATAAACTTCTCACAAAAGTCCCTGAAAAAATATACATAGAAAAACTTTTAGTCGAGAAAGATAAATCTTTCCATATATGGGGTAGAATTTTTGAAAGTGAAAAACTTCACTCGTTTTGGTTACCTCGTGTAGCACTTATAAAATCTCAAGAAGTTAAAGAGGTTAAAATTGACTATTCTAAATATAAACATAGACCTCCTCTACAACATCAAACAGAAGCCATAGAAAAGTTAGCTTCTCACAATAAATATATTTTAGCA